ACCTTTCCAGAGTACGCAGATAACGCCTAAGGCTTAATTGTGTTGTTATCAAATGGGGTTCAAGGTAAAACTTGAGCCCTATTCTATTTTTAACGTTATATTATCTAACATGACTAAAAGAGTGTTAGGGTTTGACGTGTCGAGTACCACCATTGGGTATTCTGTTCTTGATTATGATGGGACAGATTGTAAATTGTTTGATTCGGGATACCTTAAGCCACTTAAAACTGGTACTATAATTGAACGCATTGTAGATACTCGCAATAAGATTCAATATATTATTGGCAAGTATCAGCCTAATGATATTGGAATTGAAGAGATCATTCAATTCATGCAAGGAAAGAGCACCGCTAAAACTATTATTATGTTAACCACATTCAATAGAATGATTTGTTTATGTGCTCACGATTATCTTGGAAAGTCTCCTCAGTTATTTAGTGTTATGACTATTCGTCATGGTTTGAAGTTTGGCAAGGAACTTCCAAAAAAAGAAGATATGCCGGAGCTTGTTTCCAAACATTTAGGAATTACATTCCCCTACGAGACCAATAAAAAGGGAAAACTAAAGGTTGAAAATTACGACAGAGCAGATGGAATCGCGGTCGGCCTTTATTATACTCTTTTGTTGATGGGTAAGATTACACGTAAGGGCAAGAAAAAATGAATCTCAAGGAAGCTTATTCAATCTTAGAAATACCTCAAGGCACGCCTCCGGAGGATGCCAAGAAGAAGTATCGAGAACTTACTAAAAAGTACCACCCTGATATCAACAAGGATGCTGGGGCTGAAGATAAGTTCAAAAAGATTAATGAAGCTTACCAAGTTGTCTCTAGTGGAAAGAGTAATGATCGTGCCGAACAACCTCAATGGCAACAAAACCAAAACCCTTATAATCCTTTTGGTCGCCAGGCGAAGCAAGTTAGTCATATTGAAGCAAGAACTACTGTTTCTTTCAAAGACTCAGTTCTTGGCTGCAAAAAAGAATTGAAGTTCAATCGTAAGACTAAGTGTAAAGATTGCAATGGAGAAGGCGAGATAGCTAAAAATAACGGATGTGAAAAGTGCGGTGGTAAAGGACAGGTAGTTACCCGTCAAGGATTTTCCGTTATGATTGAGACTTGTTCTAAATGTTATGGTAGAACTCAAGCAGATGCTTGTAACACTTGTAATTCAGAAGGTACATTAGAGGCTGAGGTCACAATTACTGTTTCTATTCCGGGCGGGATTCAAAATGGAAACATTTTACGTCTTGGTGGTATGGGTAATTTCGCTGGCCACTTTGGACCGATAGAGCAACATAGCGATGTCTATTTGCATTTAAATGTAACACCGGAAAAAGATTTAGAGTTACAAGGAAATGATGTTGTAACCAAACTATCTATTTCTTTGTTGGAAGCTTTAAAGGGTTGTCATAAACCAGTAAAAACTATCTTAGGGACCAGAGATATACAGATTAAATCTAAATCAAAGAATAAAGAAGAAGTCATTATTTCACATTTAGGAGTTAACCGACAAGGTAATCAAAGAGTTATTCTGGATATAGAGTATCCTGAGAACGTTGATAATCTAATTAATATTCTATCTGAGGAAGGAAAAGCTTAATGGCATTTTCAACTTTTTGCACCACCAAGGGTTGCGGTAAAATTCAAGAACCCTTTTTAGATCCCCAAGATAATAAAGTTTATTGCTCTCTGTGCGAGGGTGAAATAACTAATCTTACTCCTTTTGTTAAGAACCAAATGAAGGCTTCGAAGCAATTTAGGCAAAAGAAAATTAAACCATTTGCCGTCAAATGCATGAAATGTGGCCGAGAAGAGCGACCGAAAGTGGAGAACAACGATATAGTCTGTGGTGTCTGCTCGCAGCCTATGGACAATCTCAGCCCTATCTTCAAGAACATGTTGAAGGAAAAACTCAAGACGATTGACAAAGAAGTGTAAGCATACCAGTGAGGAAGTTCGGCATGTTAGACAAGATTGTAGAATCAGCTAGATATCTACTTGATAATTTCCCTGAAGCACGGGAATGTAAGGATTATCTTGATTCTCGTTTGAATCAAGAGAGTCAGGAGTTGTTTAACTTTGGCTATTTTCCTGGCATTCAGAATCTTAGCGTTCTGACAGACATGGTTGGCGAAGACGTTCTTCGTAAACTCAAGCTACTTTACACTAAATCTATAGAGGATACTATGGGCCCCCGCAGTTATCCCATTTGTTATTTTGAGCATCACCCTCTAATCATGCCCTACCGTAATCCCTACGGTGAAGTGGTCGCTTTGGTCGGCAGGTCTCTTCTAAACGATGAGGAGCGCACAGCCCAAGGAATAAAGTCAAAATATAAGAATACGCAAGAAACCTCAGCTTTTAAGAAAGGTAACCTATTATTTGGTCTTTATGAGAATAAAAAGCATATTTTAGATCAAAATTGTGTTTATATTGTAGAAGGTCAATTTGATGTTATTAAATCTGTAGAGATGGGATTTAAAAATATTGTTGCTTTAGGGACGAATTCTATGACTGCATATCAATTTTCAGTCATTAGCAGATACACGGATAACATATTTCTTTTATTAGATAATGATGTGTCTGGTGAAAAGGGGAGGAAACATATTATAAGTAAGTTTGGCAAACTTGCCAATATTCAAAATTTCTATTTACCAAATCCCTATAAAGACATAGACGAATACTTTACTAAAACTGGTGAAGAGTCTGTGTCTTTTGTTGTCAGAGCATGATCTGACAGATATATTCTGATTCGGTCTCTAAATCTAGCTGGGAGTTCATATGGAACGAAGAAAAAATAGGTCAGATAAGTATCAATGGGTTTTGTTAGAAACGGTTTGCTCAAATGACATGTTGGAATCATTTTGCAACGAGGATAGTATTTCTGCAAGACTTAACCCTTACGCATACGACGAGGGCTTAATTGAGTTGGAAGAACAGTTAAAAAAAGAATTTTGGAGAGTAGTTGATACATTATTGACCCCACGACAAAGAGAAGTTATTAGACTATATGCAGATGGCTACACCCAAATGGAAATCGCCAAGATGCTGAATGTCAACCAAAGCTCGATTACAAAGTCATTAAATGGAAATGTGGACTACAAGAACGGTAAAAAGATTTACGGAGGAGCCAGAAAGAAAATCCGTAAGATTATCGAAAATGACGACAAGATCAAAGACATCTTGACTAAAATGAGAGATTTAAGAGAAGAGCGTTGGTAATTCGGAAATGACCTGATATATAATGTTTCGGAGGTTAGAAATGATTACCGAAACATCAAAAATTTATTCTCTGTATTGTATTGCAAATCTGATAAATGGTAAAGTTTATATTGGTCAAGCAACCGATGTAAATAAAAGATGGTTTGACCATCGTAAGGCTGTTAGAATAAACAAGCCAACTCAACTTATTCATCATGCATTGATTAAGTATGGATTAGAAAATTTTGAATTCGAAGTGGTAGCATCTTGTAAGACGCAGGATGATGCGAACACCACAGAGACAGAATTAGTGAAGCAGTATAATAGTTTTGTTGGAAATGGCGAAGGATATAATGCTACGCTTGGTGGAATGAATGCGCCAAAAACTGAAGAGTGGAAACAAAAAGTATCTCAAACCCTAATGGGTCATGAGGTTTCTGAAGAAACCAGGCAAAAGATTTCGGTGGCTGTTACTGGGAGTATTCGTTCCGAGGAATTCAAAAAGAACGTTGGTGATTTTTGGAGGGGGAAAGAACGAACTGAAGGGCACCGACAAAACCTATCTGATTCTCTTAAAGGTAATCAGAATTGTTTAGGTAAACAAAATTCGTTAGGACATAAGCACACAGAAGAGTCAAAGCAAAAGATTGGTGCCGCTTCCCGAGGTAAACCTAGTGCCCATAAAGGTAAGACTTGGAAAATTATAGATAGCAAGAGAGTGTGGCTAAATGATTAAATTAATTTGTTTTCTTTTAGGTCATGATTGGGTACAGAGTAATTTAGATCCTTGGGAAGAGCCAGATTATTGTCGGTTATGTGGTAAACAAGGAAAAAATAAATGGTAATAAACTATAAGGGTATATCTCCTTCGGGAGGTATACCTTTTCTTTTTGGTAATAAAATGGACTATATAGGTACCACAGAGCCCAAATAAAGTCCTTATTCGTATCAATATTTCTTTATCTATGTAAGGCATATTCTGTTAAACGGGAGACGTAATGTCAAAATTTCAGCTAGATTACTCAGGTTTAGAAAACAAAGTCTACAAGAAGGCTTATAGACTTAATGACGTCAAAGACCAACTTGAGACAGTTGCTTTTGATATTGTTCGATTCAAAGATAACGATAAGGGCGCCGATCTATGGCAGGTTCAAAGTTCTGATGATGGTGATTACATCGTCTCCTTGTACCAGCCAGATGAAGACGTAAAGGTTGCGGCCCTATGGGAAGTCTTAGTTAGTAAGACTGCCGGCGATTTACAAATTTCTTATAAGGGCGACCCTTTGGTCAGAGTGAGCGCCAGCCAGATGGGTATCCCTCGTACTGAGCTTAGTCAGGTTGAATCATATCTTCCTGCAAAATTAGCTTCTAATAAGAAGTTAGTTAAGGCTTTGCTAAATGAGTTACCAGAATCAGCTAAAAAAGAGGTATTAAGTAAATACCCGGAATTAGTCTAACATTACGGAATAGGTGTTTAATGAGCCTCGATAAAATACAAAAATCAGTAGCATCTCTGGTAAAGACAATCCAGAACAATGAAAAAGTTGCTACTCCAATTCTAGCCGCAAAGTTAGCTAAAGCAGTTGACGCCTACCCAGGTGATCAAACAATTGGCGCTATGTCTAGAGTTATCAGTAAGATGGCAGCCAATAACACTACGTTTATTACTAAAGCAGACCTAAAGTCTCTTTATACTAAGCTTCATTCCCGTAATACAAAGTTCGCTGAACTTTTCTCGGATGAACTTGGCGTAGTTGATAGTTTACCATCTCCTCATCTTTATGAGAGAGATGAAGCAACTAAAGATGTCAATCCTTTCCAAGTTGGTGATGCTGTTCTAGCAAATGCTCTTAGTAGCGTTTTCGATAAGCACGCTCCTCTTAAAATGTACTCGCAAGAGTTAGCCAACAAAGCATTAGCCTCAGTGGCTACTTCTTTGGATGCATGGAATCTTAAGCCAACGGCCTTAGCCGTGGATGATGGCAACGATAAGTTCCTAGTTATCAAGGCTGACTATGAGACTCCAAAGGGCATTACTAGCCTTTATATCCCAGTTGAAACCACAAACAAGAAGGTTATTGAAGCTTCTGTATTCATGGGTAACTCTGGTCCACAAGAGTTAAATCACTCTTCCATTAAGTCCTACCTAACTACTCAGGCGGGTACCAAGTTAAGAATGAATGCCGCTGGCATTCTTTCCGTTTTAACTAAGGCTGCCTCTGAGAATAGAGAAATCAGCGACGCTGAGATTGCATTAACTAAGCTTACTGCTACTCGTCAAGGTAAATCTGAATTTTTTGCTGGCGGTATCGTTGGACAAAAGGTTGCAGAAGCATCTAGAAATGATGTTGAGCTTCCAAAGTATGATGAATTTGTTTCTTTCGAGAAGCAATTTACTTCTGCTTATGGTCAAGCTTCATTCCAATTTGGTGCTGACAAAGTTAAGGTTGCAAGAGAACATATCTCCAGAGAATTATCTGGCTATGGTCACAAGAACCCGCAAGTTACTGTTGCAAAGACTGATGAACAAACCATTTTCTATAATGTCGCACTTGATGCTGGTAGAGTTGGATTTACTGTTCCAGTTAAGATCTCCAATGGCAAAGTTGTTAAGCCAAGCTTAATGCTAGCTAATGGGGCTGTTTCTTCTTTCAGTCAACAAGGCGTTAACGAATTGTATGTTAATAACGCAAGCGACTTCAAGGCCGCCGCAGCAGCTTCTCCTCAATTTGGATTGAAGCCAAGCGATGTTCTAAATAACTTGAGAGCAGCTCTAGGCGAGGGTAACCACGCTAAGGCAGAGGACGCTTTGAACGTTCTTGCAAACTCAGGAGACACGAAGGCTTACGCAACTGGTTTCCAGATGTATTTGGGTGGTCTAGCTCAAAAGAAGGAAGCACATGCGCACACTCCTCAATGCTCTCATATGATGAAGACCTCTACTAGTGAACACCCAGTTTGCGCTCAAACCGGACTACCAGTTCACAGAATTTATCAAGATAAGGAAGGCAATTGCCGTCCTCTTTATAGAAGAGGTATGGATGAGACTTATGAGGGAGCCGTTTTCAATAACTCTAAGATCTTCGGGTGATCAATGAGATTATTTAGATTGGCTGATTTACTAGCGACGAAGTACAAAACTGCCGCCGCTACAGATGCAGAGAAGAACGAAGCTGATATTCGTCGATCTGTTTTGGATCTTTGGAACTTATCTAACAATAAGACTTACGATATCTTGCGCGTAATTGGTGATGCCGTCCTCAAGGATGCTCCTGGTTCCGAAAGAGAGAGAAGCGCAAAAAGAGGTCACGCCTTTGTAATTAAAGTGCTTAGTGTAATTGACCAACTTAAAATTGGTTTGAATACAATCCCATTAGATGAAATTGAATCTAGCCTAAAAGCAGTAATCAATCTTATTGAAGAAGAATCTCAAGATGGCGGAAGAAACACCGTTGACTTTCCAGATTTAACTGATTTTATTACTTTGATGAATAAGAACAATAGAAATCTTAATCAATCAGATAAAAGACATGTTGATACTCAGTATGGTAAAATTAGAACTGTATTGACTAGAATTCATAGTCTTGCTGACGCCATCGTTACTAAGCTGCAAAAAGCTAGAGGCGAACCAATGGCCGAGAAAAATTACAGACATCACCAAAGAGGTAGATTAGTCCCAAGACGTTCTCCTCTATATAAAGGTGATATCGTTGATTTTTTGAGACAATATGGTCCTCAATATGGATTAAATAGCACTGATGCTTGGTTACAGGCATTTGAAAATGATCCTCCATTCAAGGAGCAAATTACTACGGTAGTTAATGCTTTGAATAGAGCGAAGACTCCACGTGATGAAGCTCTTGTTAAAATGCAGATTGCTGAAATCATGAGGGCTCATGAGCTAAGAAAAAGAACCAACGAGCCAGCTTTTGAAGCTAATGAAGATCAGTTCAAGCAAATGGGCAGGCCGCTTTACGTTTCTCCAGAATTAAAGCAAGAGAAAATGCAACAGCAACAAATGCAGCAAGATACCCAACAAGAAGAGTGGGAGAAGCTACAAATGGCTGTTAGACAAAGAGATGAGGCACACGCCCGCCGTCAACTTGAAGAGCAATCCGAACAAGCAAAACGAGACGAAGAGCAAAGAAAAATCGACGAAGAAGAGAGCATGCATAGCAAGTATAGTAG